CACGTTTTAAGCATTTAAGATGTGTGTAACAACGGTCTGTTTAACCGTTATGGCGAGTGGGCCCCTAGGGTTCCCTATGTCACCGGCTTGGCTTTAAACCAAGTCGATTCATTGCTGCGCAAGCTTACGCTTACGCAGACATCTTCAAGGGATTGTTCATCAATGAACAACCTCTTTACCAACTTACAGGCTTGAAGCCATGTAGTCGGATAATCGATAGAAGACTCTTTAAGAGCCCTCCGTCTAAAAGCCGAAGCAGCGCGTATGCGTTTGCTCGGTGTGACCACTTTAGGGTCAGTCAGATCCCCGTTAATCGCGGACCTGAACTCAGCTATGGCGAGCAATCTCGCACACAGCCGTTTATAAGTATCGGTGTTATGAACACCGAACTCTGGATCATCGATCCCCCAACGCGCTCGCATGAGTGCGCCTTGGGCAGCCTGGACATGATCAGTCATGTTAGGCTCGTGTTCTTGGAACACAGGCAACTTACCATTATTGGCAAGATTGACCATCCTTCTCGACACAGGATCGAGTTGGATATTCGGGTGTTCCGGGATTAGTCCCAGACCACCATAGAATTGAGGAGCGTACCAAGGTACGTTCTTCTCATAAGCCATCTGTTTCAAATCGTTGAAGCAGTGGTACTGGAGTTTCCGTAGCGTAGACCACGGAACTCCGCGATCGAGGCAGACTTCAATAGTCTCCATCGACGGGATCTCATTCTTGACATAGGTCCGGATTGAGAATGTAGGCATACGTATCAACGTGTTGCCATCTCGGTAGTAATCTGCTTCGCAGAAAACACCGTAACGAGTTGAAATGACGCTTTTGTCATTAACAACGAGCCCTACACTCAGGGCTAGCCGCTTGTACAGACTAATCTGTTCAAGGGTCCAAAGCGCGATGAGATCATCGCCTTTGATTTTGAAGTCGTGGTCGGGATCGACCAACGACGCTATAATGTAGTGACCTAATTGTAGGCCAACTATCCAACCCGCAGGCATTCCTTGAAATGCCCCGGATGTGACGGGTTTCCCGTCCACGGTGAATCTCATATGAACGAGATCACTGTCTATGCCAAGTTCTCCACAAAGGAGATCAAGGTATTCATGGCTTAACTCACCAGTAGCGTTAGTGAAGTCAGCAGAGAAGACTACTCTAGGAGTAGACTTCTTAGAAAACACGATTCGAGATAACTCAGGATCGCGTTGAGCATCCGCAGTGGTCGACCACTTCGGATTAGTTAGTTGTTTCTCGTATGCACGACGAACAACATGGGCCTTTGAGACCCGGTTCGCTTCGTTCTTAGTAACGACGCGCACCTTGGCACCTAATTCCTTTACAGGTACTAGGACCGAATCAATATATTTCAGAGGTACCTCTGAGATATTCTTAAGCGTGATATCCTCGAGGGGAATATCAGGCACCCATCCGTCAACTGCCAGTGCAGCTGAACGGCCTCCTTCTTTGCGCTTAAATTCAGCACAAGAAGATCTACCAATTATGTCGCCAAGCGCCATAGGTGGGAGCGTTTTATTCAATTGTGAACAAACCGCTATAGCCCTTTTCCGAATTGATCGGGGAACGGGTCTAGGAGGGACATCACGTGTGATGTGCTCCTTATATTCGGATACTTTCTGCCTAGCAGTAGCATCTGACACAAGTGGAAGCGCACGCTTCAACTTGAGAAACTGAATGAGGTTAATCCTCGTAACAGTTCTATAATGTCTCGGTAGGACTTCGCCTATGAGACTGTGGTACCGTTGATCGAAATCAAGGGCACCGTATGCGTACTGAGCCAAATGGTTCAGCACAGCTTTAAGCTCGGTGAGATATAGATCTCCACGAGCCGCATAAAGCTGACATCGCGATGCGATGAACAGCTTGTTCTCCTCTCCCCTTGTGGAGTGAGGGAACGCAGCAGTCAGTGAAATCCA